CCCGAAAGATCAACCGCTTGGCGGTCAAACATGGTCTCAACATTGATGCTGGTATTGCGGACATACTTAACAGCGTGCCTCGGGTAACCACCATTCCCGGATTTGCCTTTACCCTCAAGGACTTCCAGAGCGAGGGTGTTGCCTGGCTTGAAAGGCAGGACGGTTGTGGTTTGCTGGCAGATGAGCCTGGCACCGGTAAAACCGTGCAGGTAATGGCCTATATCCACAAATGCAACATGCTGCCGGCCCTTATTGTGGTGCCAAATACCCTAAAACTAAACTGGCGAAATGAAATCATTGCCATGACTGGGCAACGATATCAGATCAATATCGTTGGTAAAAATTACAGCAAACGCCAGATCTCCAAACGGGCCATTCGCAATCCCAATGTGATTTACAGCAAAAATCCAACGCCTGGGTGTGATATCTACATCGTAAACTATGATGTCCTGGGCGCAAATTGCGAAGAAATTGAATCACTTAATATTAAGTTTATGGCCGTGGACGAAAGCCATAAGATCAAAAATCCGGAGGCCAAACGTACGCAGGCCATGCAGCGACTGGCAGTAGGAGCCTACGATGTTAAACTTAAAGGTGGTAAGAGAGAGCGCAAAACATTTGGAAGAGGCATTGGCCGTGTTGTCCTCATGAGCGGCACACCTCTGGTAAATCGCCCCAAGGAACTTTGGACATCTGTGCAGACCGTGGCTCCTTGGGTACCTGAATTCAGTACCTGGATGCGATTTGGCTTCCGTTATTGCAACCCACGTAAAACATTTGCTGGTTGGGATTTCTCGGGTGCTAGCAATACAAGTGAACTGAACGCATTGTTGAACAAGCACGCCATGTTGCGTCGTATCAAGGCAGACGTGCTAAAGGATCTGCCTCCCAAGGTATATCGGACGTTGCCCTTGGAATTTGATCGTCGCGAATACGACAAGGTTGAAGCTGCGTTCAATGGTGTGAACTGGCAGGCCGGTATGGAGGCCATCGTGCGGATGGGAGGCAACGTTGCCAAAAGCAACGATGCGATCGTGGCCATTCAAAAGTTGCGGGAGATTGCTGCCTATGCAAAGCTCGAATCCGCAGTTGAATGGATCAAGGATTATACCAACGAAGGCGAAAAACTGGTTGTGTTTGCCCACAATCGACATGTAATTGACACCATCAAATCTGAGCTTGAAAAGGATCCCGACTATCAAGGAGCCGTCGGTGCTATTTACGGCGGTGTATCAGATGAAGCTCGTGCCGATGCAGTGCTAGACTTCCAAAATAATCCTAAGGTACAAATCATCATAATTGGCATCACTGCCGGCGGTTTTGGGCTAACCCTTACCTCTGCAAAGGCCGTTGCTTTCATACAACTACCTTGGACACCAGGTGAGATCGGCCAGTGCGTGGATCGCATACATCGTATCGGTCAGGAGGCTGACAATGTTACCATTTACAATCTAGTAGCCGAGGGAACGATTGAGGAAGACATGGCCGACATGCTGATTGGCAAAGGGCAGGTGTTGGATGCCGTGCTTGATAATGGGCGCGTTGTAAACACGGTAGATATCAAAATTGCAGGAAAATAATACATGGTTGATCTAATTGACGCAACAGGGCAAGAACTTGAAGTTGGCGATGCCGTTGTATTTGCATACTATGCCGTGCATTGTCGGCTGGATGGTGTTGGATATCCAATGGCTATTGGACGAATTGAACAAATTTCAGAAACGCAAAAACGTAGGAGCAGCAAGCAAATACCCATGCTTGTTGTTTCCTGCATTGATCACAGCCACGAGGTTAAACTATGGCCCAAGGAAGTGGTAAAGGTGCCGGTTGATCTCTGGGCCATGTGCAATCTGAGACGTGATTGATCATGCATCCGCATCGAGACGAACACCAGCATGAGTTTTTGCAGGACATTTTTCCTGGATATGATCAGTCGTACGTGCCGATCTGGGGAGGTTACTGGAGCGACTATTCCGGCTGCGCATGGATGGTCATACTGGATCGCGATGGCCAGCTATACATGTTATCTTACTGTTATTGTCCCGAAACGGGTTCAAACGAACCCGAGTGGAACCCCTGACCAATCACCTATGAGCGAGCCCTGGTCGAGCTTGCTGAATGGGAAGAAAATCTTGAATGATCATTGATTGGGTGTTATCGGTATGACCGTACCAGTACCAGATGTGGAAAATCCGCTGGAGATTGCCGTTGTGTTTTGTGATGGTATGGTTTGCTGGAATGGAGCCAACATAAAGTTGGTTGCCTCTGCCAGGCGGCGCTGCACCAATTGCGGTACCAGATTTCCGGCCCCATTTATGGTCCATTGCATCCAAAGGTTTGGAACGTTTTGTATGTTTCCTGCCACCAATTCCTTGATTACTGGAGCATTGGTAAAGTTCGTCTGACCTATGTTGAAAGCTAGGCTGCACAACATGTCGTATTGTGTTTGTGTAACAGACACGTTGACCACCGGCCGCATCCAGTTTTGAACAGCAACCATGTCTTGTTGGAACAACTGTCCAATTAGTTGCTGGCTCAGCGGGGCTGTTAAGGCGTAGGAACTTCCATTTATCATCACCTGTCCTGTGCTGATTTCCACGGGGGTTAGGTTATGGCCATAGCCTATCTGGGTAACAGGAGGTTCACCGACAACGATCGGAATGTAGCTGCCGTTTTCATATCCAATCATGAATTGAGAACCTGATTGTGAAAGCTGTAGGGTAGATGCAGGTTGTATGGCCGCATTGCCAATTGGCCCTTGATATGCATACACGGGTTGGTTTTGTATGTTGTAACCTGCACCAGTGTATACACCGGCGGGCATGTTTGCTAATGGCGTACCGATGAGATTGAGCGGTTTGTTGCTGTTTTGTATCACCTCGCCGGCCCGCAAACCGGTCTTGGTATTATAAGTGGTGGCGTTCTGTATGCCATATGTATTCCTTCCACCATGATCGTCGTAGGGTTCGTGATAAGGTAGGTGGTAGACTATGGTATCCGTCAAAACCGGAATGACATTGCCCAGTGTGTCAAGTATGCCATCCTGCTGGTTGATATCATTAGGACCTTGAGCAGCTACAGCAGCCACAGCTAAAGGAGGAGCAGTACCGTTTATGTCCACCCTAGTGGCAAACAGGTTTATTTCGCTGGAAGCTCCAAGTGCGTAATCCTGGCCGACGCTTTCGTGCACAAACCCGCCTGCTGCCCTGTTCCAGTTGGTGCCGGCGGTGTCAAACATGTTTGCCCCTGCAAATCGGTGCATGTCCGCACCGGATGTTAGGAACATGTACTGATTGGCCAGCAGATGCATGCTATTTGTGCTTTGTATTTTGATGAAACCATTGTTGATATTCGGATTTGCTTCGGCCAACGTACCTGGAGCATTTTGGCTGTCACCGGTGCCCGGTACGGTGTTGTTAACACCGCCGGCCGGCTGTCCTGGTACAGGGGTGGTACCGCCCGAGCCAAGGAGATCGGTGCGTTGCATGTAAAGATTGGATTCTTTTACACGTCGGCTGGCAACACTTGCAGGTCCGGCAGCAGCAATAAGATTGGCTGCGCCTTGCAAATCGTTGTTTGTTATGTTGTTTGTTATACCTTGGCCGACCAATCGTTTCAAGGTAGCAGGGCTATTGTAGTAAACGCTGGACAATGCAGCTTGCTGGTAAGGGCCTAATATATCCCATGCCCCTCCAAGTTGCCTATGTGCGCCTGCAATGTACACCTGAACGTCAATGTTCAGCAACGCCAATGCTTGCTCGTCGGTAATTCGGCCATTGCCCGGCGGATTAGCACTGCTGTTGGCGCGTGTTACAGGAACCCTACCGGCAGTTCCTGTGTCAATGTATCCTTGTGCATATTCATTGTCTTTTATCTGGTGACCGTACCCTATGCTTACCAACACACGTTGATTTTGTGCATCCCAATATGCATTGTTGTCCTTGCCTTCAACCTGTTGAAGAAATGGAACCAGCACGCTTGTAACCGTAACCCCAGGCGGTGTGGTGCCTGTGGAGGTGGCGGTTGTTGAAGCGGGCGGTACGGTGCTGCCAGGTATTGAAGACGCCGGGGTAGCAGGAACCGGAGCAGGAGCTCCGCAGGTGGCTGAACCGTTACCGCCTGTTGATACCGTGGAGGTAGATATTACATTTGAGCCGCTCTGCGGTTGCGTAGACGTGGTGGAGGTAGGAATGTTACCGGTTGATCCAGTCTGCTGGAGCGACGAACCATCGGGGTTAGCAGGTTTCAGCAATGGAGTTAGATCATTTGTTACGACATTGAAATCCCTAGGTATGATATTATCATTTGATGGATAGTTGCTGAGCGGAAGTAATTGATCGCCTTTGGTGGTTGCAAAGGCTTTTATTGTCGCTGCTGAGGTAGTATCATATGGCAGGATCCATACATAATTTGACGCGGATAATGTTGAGCGTATGGCCGTGATGTTGGCCAATAACAGTGTCTGATCAGTATCCGACGACCCTACGCTTATCACACCATTTACTATACCTGATGTTTCGCTACTGCTATCCTGAACGGTCTGTAACGCATCGCTTGATGATGCGCCAGGCTGTGCTAGAGGAGTTGATCCAGGAATTCGCTGTGCCAATGCTGCGGCATTGGCATCGCCTATCATTGCAGATGGGCCCGGCACAGGGGGAGTTGGTTGCGGCACGTTGGCCTGAGGATTGACAACAGGTGTCACGGCGGTGGTACCCCTGGCCCTGATATTGATGTTTTGTCCTGCTTCGATATTAACATCTTGGTCAGCACGAAAGTTTAAGCTTCCTTGGCTGCGTATGCTTATGTCGCCATAACCATACATGTCTATGCGACCATTGGCATCCATGCTTATCCAGTTCTTACCATCAACTGAGTTGAGATAGATAAAGCCTGTTGTATCGTTTATGATGATCTGGGCACCACTGGGGGTACGAAATCTAATATAGGTATTTGCAGGATCGTCATCGTATACCATTTGGCTGCCGCCAGGAGTAAGCCAACCATAAACGCTTAGTCCTGGATCAACACGTCGTGCTCCGCTGCTGGAAACTCCTCGCAAGGTATCCTGATCAAGCCCCTGTACTTTAAGCTGGTCTGCCAACGGATAGTATAAAGGTCTGTTTGGCGTGGCGAGATTGGGCTGTGTTATCTTCTTGTTGTATTCAGCAGTTGGTAGTGTAGCTTCCGAATTATTACCTGGCAATCCAGGGACCATTTGGTTCATGTTCTGTTGGTACAGGCAGCCAAACCAGATCCCCCTACCTGGGTCGCCGTTTATAAACGCACACACCACTTCGTTGTTTACGTCTGGGGGTACGAACCACATACCATAGCTTTTTTGTGTGCTTGGAAAGCTTTCATCGTTCCTGTTGTCAAGAACGTTTGTAGCTCCAGCAAACGGTGAGCAATAGCTCATGATAAACCAGCCATTGGGGTCGTTTGGATCTCCGCCAAGCTCGGGTATCCAGACCTTTAAACGGCCCATGGTGTTTACATCGTCTGAGTACTTAACGAATCCAACATAGATCTTGTCCTGTATCGTTGCGCGCCCAGCCGGCTGTAGGTCATAACCTTTGGGACTATTGATATGCCTTGTGTAGTTTACCATGCGGATATTTACCGGCTAGAATAACATCAAAATACAAATGCGTACCAGATATGATTGGCAAAAACTAATAGTTGCCACCAGTTATCGCGGTGGATGCTGCCCTGGCTGTTATCTTTGCGTTGACCGATGCTTGTGCAGGTGTTTGATTTTGTGTATTTGTTTGGTTTTGCGGAGGCAGGTCAGTTAGCGTGTCGCGTTTTCCTGACAATACCTGTGTGAATTGACCGTCTTTGAGTGTGCTTTTGATGTTTGTAACGAAATAAAATCCGTTCCACATGAGAACATTATCGCTTAGATCCATAATGCCTGTTTGTTCGTTGTAGCTCTGCCCGGTCCTGAGCGTGAAAACAAATCCAACATCGCCATTGAATCCATTGTATGCGGCCGAGGTATCCGGGACAGGACTATTGCCATCACCAACTGCAATGCCAAGGTCGACATTGCCAATTCCAAGCCAGTATGGATCTCCTCGTATATCAAGCTCAATCTTGAGAACGCCTTGTTGCCCAACCTCGTCTAGCACGTTTGCAACAAGGCTTCTTGAAGGAGGCAAGTTTCCGGCATTGGAATTGGCACTGCTATTTTCCTGTGGACCATCGCTACCGCCTACCGTGCTTTGGCTAGTTGGCATGGGATCGGCACGAAAACTTATAGGAAGTGCCATAGGACCTAACGTGGACGTGGCAATGTCCTCCAGATATAGGGTTTGTCTTACCTGGGTGGCTCCTATGCCATTTAGATTCTGTGCCCCATTAGGCTGTGCGTTTAGGGTTGCTTGATTGGCAGCATTACGTGCGACGGTTTCCCCATTGTTTGCTTCCCTGGCTGCTGCTGCCGTGGCAGCAGCCGACGGGGTTTGGTTAGCTGCTGCGTTTTCAAAGTTGATATTTGGATTTGACTGCTGTATGGAGCTTAGTTGCTGGTTATATTGCCCAAGTTGCTGTGTTGCCGCAGCATATTGCTG